CGCACATGCGATGAGCCGAAGTCGCTCGGCCACGGCAAGAAATCGAATTCCGGATCACTCGCGCTTGAAACGAAGACGCTTTCGTCGGTCGTCCAGACCGAGTTCAACGAGAGATCGGCGGCGAGTGCTTCAATCTCGGAATAGTCTGGCACATGTGTGAAGTAGACTGGCAGACAATGAACAACAAAATCCAGATATCGACTCACTTCGATAAAATTCGACGCCCGATTCCATGGATAACTCTGAACGGCGGGCGTACCGATGAGACGGACAAGAGACTTTTGTGTCGTCGTGACCAACCGACGTGCCTTTTCCGTCTCCGCTTCCGTGAAGGGAACTGGCTTTACCTCTCCGAACGATTCTTTCTCTGGAAACCAGAAGTCGGGGAGATAGTTCAAGCCGTCGAGATGAAAACCTTCCGGTTCGTAGTCATACTTAAGCCCGATCGTATCGAAGTACACAGCCCATCGCGCCTCGAGCCGCGAGCGAAAGTGGTAGCCGTTGTAGCGTGTCTGGATCGGGTGTATGCCGCGGCGACTGGCTCTAGTCATCGTCGTCGCTCCATGCGCGACGTGGGCGCTCGACGACCACCGGCTCATCGTCATCGCGGATGCCAGGGTGCGTCCGGTGCAGATCCCAGTCGTGGGCGATGTCCGTTCGCATGTACTCGCGTCCCTCAACCGTCACGACGTGATCGCGATATTCCGCGCCGCAGAAGACACAGACGGGATTCGTCGGGTGGCTGGGGCCAAACGGCGGAGCCGTCTCGCCCTTGTACGTCGCGCGCCATTGCATGAACTGATTGCCCGCAGCGGAGCGCATGGGGGTGAACGTGCCCATCACATAACCTCCTGTAGAACGGGCTGCGGCGTTGGCTCGCCAAGCACTTTTGCAGCCATCGCGTGCATCTCGCGGCGTTGATATTTCGGGCAGAGCGCAGCGAGACGCTCCACCTGCCCGCGATCGCGGAGAATGGTCTGGATCATGTCGTAGCCATTTTCGGTGAGATGTTTGTCGCGGAGCGCGCCGTCGATCGCGAAGAGCAGCTCGCTCAAGTCGCCGCGATTTTCCTCAAGTCGGCGGCGAATAAGTGCGACGCGCTTCGTGTCAAGGATCGCACGGTCATGGCCGTGCTTCGCCGCCCAATAAGCGAAACAGACATCGATTTGCAGATCCCGCATTCCGGTCTTACCGAGTTCCTTCTCCCGTTCGGTCTCTAGGTAGACGCTGATGCGATTGCGAACAGAGAGCGCGTCTCCGCGTCCCCCAACAGCGCGCGAAGCGCGCCTCAGTGCTTTGCGCCTCAGTGCTTTTGTAGTTTCCTCTCCCTTTCCTATATCCTCTTTCCTACATCCACTTCCTAAATCGTGGATGAAGGTCTCCGCCTGCCCTCCTGAATCCTTCAGGAGGACTTCATGAGGAATGAACAGAGTCTCAGGAGAGCCGCCGTTAGATTGCGTAACCTCCACAATGACAACGGGTTGAGATGGAGCGATGTCCGGCGGGGCCGGTAGGACGCGCTTCGACGGGTGCGCGATGAATTGGTGTTTGGCCCAATTCACGATCTGGATGATGCGTTGGCCGTTGCTGGCGGTATAGCGCAAAAGTCTCTGCGCTTTCGATAGGATCGCCAGCGACTCCCGCGCGCTGTGGTCGGTCTCGGGGAAGAGCAGCCCGTCAATCAGCTTGACGTTATCGAGGAGTCGGCCAGCGTCATCGGCCATTGCGATAAGGCCGGTGAACACCATGCGATGAATCGGATCGAGCGGAGCCAGCTTCTCGTCCTGGAACATTTCGAGTTTGATAGTCCGGATGCGCGGCACCTAGAGAGCCCCTCGCGCTTGCCAGACGGTCATCGTCGATGAACCCTTCTCGTTCCAGCGTCGATGTCCTGTCGAGACGACTTTCGGCGGATCCATTTTCGAGAGTTCAACGCGGCGTTTCCGCACGGTTGAGGGTGAGAATCTCTCGCGGAATTCGGGGAGCAACTCCAATTCCTCGTCACTTAGCGGCCCATTATGCCGCAGCGCCGCGAGGATCATGTCCTGCAGCGCGGATAGCTTCGGCTCAAGAGTGAGAGCCGCATCGCGCGATGTTGCGCGGTCTGGATGGCGCACCATATCTGCGCGGGGTGCTTGCGGCGCGAAGAGGCCGAAGTCGAGCGGTGCGGTGTTGCGCGCACACGGGCCTTCAGCGGATGAATCGTTACGCCCCATCGCACCCCTCACTGACGGCCATTCCTGGCGACGCGCATGAATACACACGGAACGCGGTAGATGCAATAGCGAAATTGATAAGCAAAGAAACAGGACGGCGCGTGGTAGCCCGTCCCGTTTCTCTCTCCCTTATGCTTTCTGCAATCCGGCGATCACTGCCGTCGTGCGTTCGATGAGCTTCGCCGCTCGGTCAGCAGTCAACGCCCGCTTGAGTTCGCGCGCGATTCCGGCCTTCTGTGTTTCGGTGAGTGCATCCGAGAGTAACATCTCCCCCAGCGCGTCGCGCTGCTCCGTCGTCGCCTCCTCGCCCGTCTCTTTCGGCGGGGACGCAGGTTGCGACGGCGTGGCCTCCTGCTTCGCTTCTGCGGGCTGTGCGAACGTGTCGGGCACAACCTCCGCTTGCGCCATCTCCTCGCTCGTGTAGACGCCACTCAGCTCTTGCGGGAACGCTTTACGGAGCGCCAGCGACTCGGCCACCTTCGCCAGCATCACGTCCGGCATCTGCGACCACATCCGGTTCGGCGCACGCTTACCCGTCTTGGTGCCGCGATCGTCCTTCTCGTCCACCATCTGCGCGTAGGAGTCCCAGCGCGCGACACCCCAGAGCGGCGACTTGAACCCGTGCCGGAGCACGCCCACCTTCGCAGCGCGCGGCGGTTCGGCGTCGAGCCACACTTCCTTCCATACCCCGTCACCACCGCACCAGTAGGGGCCTTCCTGGCCCGCGTAGTCGCCCGATCGCTGCGCCACGAGACGGAAGCCGTCGATCGAGACTTGCACCGACATCACTTCGCGGCGCTCCCTCGAGTCCCACCGCTTGACGGCGAAGATTTGACGCGCGAAGGGGTCGAGTCGGAGCCGGTTCGCGATGTTGACGAATAAGGAGAGTTCGTCATCGGTCGCGCCTTTCGCGATCGTGCGTTTCAAGAGCGCGACCTGTTCGGGGCCGACGATGGCCGTCGGCTCGCCCGTGTGAATCGCGACGGCGGTCATCGTGTGACCTCGCTGGCGAGTAGTTCTCTGCGGTGCTGCGCGCGGGCGCGGGCTTTCACGTCGAGCGCGGTGTGATAGGAGGCGTTCGTTTCGATGGTGTTGACGCCCCACTCCGCATCGTTCCGCGCCACGGTGTAGCCGCGCGCCGTCAGCATCTCGGCGGCAATCGCGCACGTCACCGCGTCATAAGCGTGGGTGCCGAAGTGCAGGCGGGTGGTTTCGTGTGCGGTGTATCTGGGCATCTGGCATTCTCCGTATTTCGTGTGTGAATTGCGTACGGAGGGAAGTTAATAGCGTACACTATACCTGTCAATAGGGAACCTGATAGGCTCGCCTAAATGCCAGTTATGCGCCCGTCGGGGCAGGGAACCCAGCGCCCGCCTCGAGCGCGTTGCCAGCCGCGACCGTCCGCCGCTCTTCGTCCGTGACCGCGTAGCCCATCGTGAACAGCGCCAGCGGCTCGCCGTAGAACGCCGCGAGCTGCAGGAGCCGCGACAGCGACAGCGCCGTCGTCCCCGACTCTATCAGATGATACGTTGGTTGCGCGATTCCCAACGCCGCGCCAACGTCCTTCTCGCTGTAGCCACGCGCCTCGCGTATCACCCGCAACCGATCGGGCAAGGGCACGAACGCGGCTGCATTGACCCGCGCGGCATCGGTGAGACTGACCTTGCCGCGTTCTGTAGCCGCGTCGCGTGGTGTCTCGTTTCGTACCGTCTTGCGCTGGTGGGTTTTGCTCATAGCTTAGACTATTGAGTAGGAGTGAATTGGGCCGACTCGCGGCTATTGTCTAACTTATAGTGAAGCTGATAAGATGTCCAGAGAACACCAGAAACGTTCCGCGCGACTGAAGGCGGAAACTCCCCCATTCAACCCCAGCCGCCTCGCGTTGATTATTCAGCAACGGCATGAGGGCGTGGTGATGGAAGCCGCGCGCTTCACGGGAGTCGCGCAACCCACCCTCCATAATATTCTGCATGGCCGCTACAAGCCGCGCGCCGATACAATCGCGCGGCTCGCACGTCTACGGTGTCAGCCTCGACTTCATCTCTGGCCGAAGCGAGCGCTCAGACGATGACACGTATGAAGCGGGCGCGCACGCGGCCATTCGCACCATCCGCCGCGAACTGGTACAGCTGGAGGAATCGATTGAGGCAGGTGAGTTCAGGGCACACGGCGCGGCACCTGCGGATCACTCCATCCGACCAGCGCCCCGAGACGCCGACGTGAATCTACGCGGCGTTGAGACCGTGCCAGCGTCCAAGTTTCCGCCCGCCGTCCGCGACGCGGCGTTGCCAGCGAAGAAGCGCAAGGCAACGAAGAAGCGACGCGCTTAAGCCATCTCCATACGCGCGAGACTGACTTCGGGGTCCGCGTGGCGCAAGACTTCCTCGAGATGTTCGATTGCGCCCTCGCGTTCGCCGATCGTGTAGCACTCAGCGTACTCGATCATCACGCCGTCGCGTGTGCACGCGCCGTACATGAGGATCGCGCCAGGCGTGTGGATATGTGGCAACATCTTCACGCCCCGCGTCAAGCGGTCGGGGTGCGGCGCGCAGGGGTAGTCGGCCATCGCGTCCACCATCACTTCGTTCGCGCTCTTGCGCCCAGAGCGTAGGAGTACCAGCGCGGGACGCTCGTCATTGTTGGCGCTCACTTCCACACCACATGGACACCGACCAGTGCGCCAACGCTATCGCGCTTGAACACCGCCGCGCGGAGCGAGAACGGTCCAATCAGTCGTAATTCCGCGCCCGCCGTGCCCTGGATCTGTGGCGCACGCCCGAACTGGAACGCCTCATCGCCATCGACGAACAGCGTGTAGCGCGCGGCTTTCGCCGTCGGCCCGCTTTTGAGCACGCCTATCGTCGAGTCCTTCAGCTTGAGTTGCGCCGAGTCGGCGTGCATGATGCGGCGGAACGTCGCGACCCGCGCCTCGCGCAGCTTGCCCCCCGTCCGGCCCGCGAAGAACGTCGGCGTCCTGTGCACGCCGATCGAGTCCGCTAGCCGCTGCGTCTGGTTCATCTGCGCGGTCACCTTCGCCG